TCATTGACATGGCCAATTTCGATACCAAAGACGATGAGATATATTAAAGATATAACCCTTGGTGCCCGAAACGATAGGGGGGTGAGTAAAGCACCTCGAGTCGCCAACTTAAACAACCGGTTACTCGTCAGCGGACTTCCCAATCCGCTGGAACATAGCAGGAACTTTTCCATTTCCTGTGGGAGGAAATTTAAAGACCTATATGATAGGGTGAAGCGTGATAACCCAGAGCTTTCCAACTTGGTCAGTTGGAACGCTTTTGGTAGGATCGTTTGTTTGGTTCTTGTAGCAGGAACCATGTGGATAGTGTACCGGTTGGCACTAAACCACCGCAAGAGAGTGCTGAAACGCATCAGCAGAGTAATTAAGCTAAGTGAGGATTATTTAGTTTCTAAGACGAGAATTAAGGTGCAGTATTCCACGGAGTACAGCAGTTTGACTCTTGACACAGTTTTCAATTTATTTGAAAAAGGATGTGTAGTTCTTAGGAGGGACGGGCGAACTCCAAATGAGCCTTCTTATGAACTAACTAGTAAAACTTGGAGGGAGAGTCTACTCGAGGACAACAATAGATTAATGACAAATGACGTACCAGTTAAAGCAACATGGCATGCCATTTGGAACCAACCCCCACCAGTAGATGTAGGCTTGTGGGATGATCAGAGTAAAACTCAGAAAATATCTTACGACGTGATAAGTCTTGATCGATCGTCTGAAAACAGGCGAAAGATTGAATACCATTGCGTAGCCGATCATGGACTGAGTAGTGGCTGGCTAAAATTTTTCTATGAGGTCAACGACGGTATCCCTAATTTTCTTAGGGGTTGGACAGATTCCAGGTTTAAGAAACTGGTACCAGGTCATCTGATAATGTACCCTCCCAAGTGTTGGGTACCTGTTTTGGTGCCCTGTCCAGTTGAGCACGGAGCTAATTACAGAGAGATGCATCGGGTTCGCTTGATTGCAGATAAAATTGCTATTACCATGCGTTCCGATGGTAGCTGGAATGAAAACAATTTCCTATCCACATACAGGAATGTTGTCAATGGGAACACCCAAATCAGCATAGGCCACCAACTTTCTGATGTCGCGATGAACAGTTACCTACCGCTCGTGCGTCAGTTAGTCAAAGCCAACGGAACTTTTGGTACTAGGGAGTGACTGATAGAACAACGCTGGGCTACTCAGTGCTTGGCTGATCCTAGATTAGATAGGCCTGTGTTTTCCTCTTTGAAAGTGGAAATTGATGGCTTAACGTTGTTGTATAAGAATAGAACCCCTAGAACACCAAATAGATATGTGGGTCCGGCCGGAGTGGTCGGACAGTGGAGCTGTTTCAACTCAACATCACACAACATGTTTATTGGCATCTGTAACAGGGTGTTGATAATTAAGAACCCTGGATTTGATTATGATCAATTAATTGGAAAATACCATTATTTGCCTTGTGATCTGATTAGGAGTCTTAGTGATAAGCCTATGTATAATGGACAAGACAAGCCCTTTATTCATAGCAAATTTCTCCAGCCTGTGTGGTTTGGAAACTTACAAAGTGTGGGAAGGCGGTTAGCTTCGGTTGTAAAGGTGAGGAAGATAACTCCTGAAGAATTTGTTGAAAGTAGACCTAAAGGTAAATACCAGCTCTACACTCAAGCTCTTCAGGAATTATTGGATCAGAGGAAACTTCGTCCCAAAGATGTGCATGTTAACATATTTATTAAATGGGAACTTGTTGCGTCATCGGACAAAGACCCTAGGATCATATCTCCCCGATCACCTAAGTATAACATACTTCTCGGCCAGTACATTAACAAAAATAATGAACTTGCTGTTTACAAGGGTATAGACACTTTATGGGGAGAAGAAACAGTATTCAAGCATTGTACCTTACCAGCGATGGCCGCTCAAATTGTTAGGAAGTGGCATTCCTATTCCTGTCCGGTAGCGGTAGGGCTGGATGCCAGCAGATTTGATCAGCACGTATCGAGACAAGCACTAAACTTCGAACATTCGGTTTACAGATTTCTGTTTCCAGGTGATTCGGAGTTGAACACTTTGTTGAGATGCCAAATTGTGAATTATTGCAAGGGAAAAGGTGACATTTTCGATTTCGAGTATAAGGCAACTGGCAGAATGTCAGGTGATATGAATACTTCTGTGGGAAACGTAATTCTCATGACTTCCGTTTTGTTGCATTGGAGAGAGATTTTAGGATTGAACTTCAAGTTAGTCAACAATGGGGATGATTCAGTAGCAATAATGGATGTGTCTGAATTGCCGAGGTTTCTCGATGGTTTTGATTTGTTCTTTGTTGCTTACGGATTCAATATGGTAGCTGAGGAGCCTGTATACCATGTTGAGCATATTGAATTTTGCCAAATGAAACCCGTTCAACTTGACCGCGGGTGGATGATGGTGCGTAAACCACAGAGTGTATTCAAAGACATGATTGCCATTTCAACCAGGGGCGTTGCAAACTACCAAAACTATCTTAGAGATGTTGGGTTATGCGGACTATCTTTATATGCAGATTGTCCTCTAGTCGGAACTTTTTACAGTGTTCTTAGTCGCCAAGGGAGCGAACGACTAGAAGGAGAACTTAAAGGTGGCCTAGCCTACTGGATGAAACAAGGAGCCAGTGAAAAATTATCAGTTCTTCCTGGTAATTATTCAATTGACTGCCTCCTTAGTTACTGTAAAGCCTTTTCACTCGAACCCACAATCGTGAATGAATTCGAAGAACTTGTTGAATCTGATCTAATGGCAGCAGTTAGATGGCTGTCGCTTTTGTGTTAAAATGAGTAACACAAAAAATAAGAATAATGCTAGGACCGGGGGAGCCGTATCTCCCTCGAACAAAGGGGTTGAATTTATCAACACTGGGCACGCCGCTCAAAGCATGTATTTGGCAGCCTTGGCTAATCCATTTGCATCGCCGGCGGTCCCCATTCCTGATTCATTTCTCCCAGCTCACGTTTCCAAAGTAGGTTTGGAAACGGTCTTCTCTGGCTACGAAGCCGTCGACGAACTTGCCCTCAAGTTTTTCAAGGTTGCGGACGAAGCCACAGGTGATTATCGTATTGAGTTTTCCTCTCGCCGAGGTTCTACTTGGACTGTAGAGAAAACCCTTACATGCGATGTAGGCGCCCGATTGGTTGCTGCTGGCATCTCATTTGAAGACATTGGCAGAGCCGATGATCTTCAAGGTCTGGTAACCTACACCCAATCAAATGAAGCGTGGGACACCACTGCGTCTGAAGTTGTCTCTCTAAATGAGCGATTCACTCGCAATGACGGGTTTGGGTCTATCTTGTATGAATTGCAAAGGCGACAGGCTTTGGAATTTGAAGGTAATGCCCAAACCAGACTCCATATCATTTTTAGCAATCAAGTTCAAATTGTGGCGCGCTTCAGCGCCATCGTTGAATTTGATGGCGACGCTGGGTTCGCGGAAAACAAAATCTCTAACAAGAATTTTGTTATTTCTTCCACGGTGCCCAATTACCATGCCGGCGTTTTCGCTGACACACCACACCCTGACCTCGATCACTCTTTGCTTTTGCCTGCCCATACTGATATCCAGCACTCCAATGCTGGACATCACAACGCCGCTCTAACTGCAGCGGCTCATTGGGTAAGCTCGAGCGCTGGGTGGATGTGGAAACACAGGGATGCGGCAGCGAAAATGATCAGCAAGGCACCTGAGTATTACAGAGCCATGACCCAATTTGGAGGATCAATCATGAGTGCTTCTGGACAAATCATGTCCATTGGCGCCCGTGCTGCTCCATTGGCCATTGCTTTGTAATGAGGAGATTCCTGATGAGACTGAATACCACATTCGGAAAATGTTTCTGTAGTGTGGAACAGGATGTAAAAGGTGAGGATAAAACCAACCCTGAAGCCCAGCAGCACGCGGCTGGCAATGACCAATGAGTGCGGAAGCCCCGGCCAATTTCCGCAGCCCTCTCTCAGCGTGCGGGCCTTATCA